GTTAGCCATGCTACCAACTATAAACAGTATAAACACCAAGTGGCACAAACATTGTCGCAGTAAAGTCGTTAAAATCAGGCGTGCCGTTTGAATTAGCGTCATAAACTTCTTTACCAAGCCCAAATGCAAAAACAGGGATTAAACAAGTTTTCTCGTTAAGTCCAAAATCCGTAAACTCTCCTGCAATTATGCAACTAAAATAAGTTACTGCCCCAGCAACAATATGCTTTTGTTTATCCTCTTCTATGCTGTAAGCGTTTAAACTTAGTGTTAGTATTAATGCTAGTAGTGTTTTTTTCACTTCATAACACCAACTACAATTCCAAAACTAACCAATACAACAACCATAGCTATATAATCATCATAATCTAGTTTTCTAAGTGTATTTTTAACCTTAATCAATAGTACATTCATTATCACACACCACCAAACTATTATTAAAATTAAGCTCACTCGCTCTAGTTGCGAGCGCGTCTATTAAAACATTTCTATCACTTTTCTCCAAGTCAGTAATAAATAACTTTTGCGCAAAATCATCTATTTCAGAAGAACACATAATGCTTATTTTACTAAGCCACATTTGTAAGTTTTCAGCACTCATGGTAAAAGCACCTTGCCAACATATACGCTAATTATAAACGCTGCAATTTGTATCAGCGGATTAATTTCTGTTTCCATTTTAAAGCTCCTATCCTTTTTGAATATAACCATTTTAGTAAAATATATTTTATAGTTTCCTTAAAATATATAATTTTTACTAAATGGTGTTACTTTTTAGAGCACCATTCCGGCGTCTAGGTTAAGAATGTGTTTTTGCTCCGCTCTTTTAAAAATTTCTGTTGAAGTAAGTATCGCTCTTGCTTTGTCTGTAGTTAGTTCAAATTCAAGATTTTTATAATTCATAAACAACACATTATCAAAAGCATCTCTATATTTATTTTCATCATTGTATTTATGAAAAAATAAAATCATTTTATTGCTTGAAATAATATTGCTAGTATAAAAATTTATGCTTATATTTAAAACATCATCTACGATTATCACTATGCTGTCTTTTATATTAAATGCGTCTTCAGTTAAAAAAACATTTTCTATATTCTTTCCTACAAAAATAGCAAATTCTATCAGTCTAGATTTGCTACCAGTTACAACTATCTTTTTGTCTCTGCTTATAATTGAAATAATATTTAATATTGACTCTTTTATGTCATGTTTAGAACATATTAATGTTGTTTGGTTGTATGCGAAAAAATTATTGTGGACTTTTACACTTTCAACTCTTTTTATGATTTCATCAAAACTAATTTCATCATCAATAAAACTTTTTATATCTTTCACAGTTAATCCTTTACAAGTTCTAAAGCAAACTTCATTGTATCAATTTTAGAATACTTCCAGTAAATGTTTTTAAACTTACTCATAACAGCTCTAACTACTCTTTTGTCATATCCGTTATGTAAAACGTGCAACTCAACATCTTTTGCGTTTGTTTTTCCATTTTCAGTTAAGTAGTCAATAACTATCTTTTTAATATCATCAGACTCAGCACCTATACTAATAAAAGTATTATACACATCGTCAACTATTTTCTGATAATCAAAATCACAAAACTCATCTACGTCTAAACCGTCTTTTAAGCATTTAAATAAAAAACGCTCAAAGCTATTTTCAAAGACCTTTTTTGTCATAAGGTTTCCTTTTTTGCCAACTAAGTAAATAATTTTAAGTTAAAAGATTTTTAATAAAGAGGGAAGTTGGTCGGTCTCTCTTATTCTGATAACTTAAAAAAGCGTAGCGGAGACCGACCAAGATATCAGACTACGCTTGTTTAAATTATCTAAAAAACATTATAGCAAAAAAAAATATTTTTCGCAAGTATTTTGAATGGTTTAACAAATAATATTTTTATACTTGTTCGTGTTTTGTAGCTTTGCCCTCAGAGGGGCTTAGCCTTAAAACATAAATAAAAACAAGTTTAATTTGTTAAAATTCTACCTAAATAAAAAAAAAAGTCAAGTAATACTAACTAATATTAAACATAAATTTCAAAACTCAGCCAAAACGCAATAAAAACTTAACAGCTTATTGCAATTTGTAATATTTTTAGAGGTAGAAGTCGGAGGAGGAAATTTCTGTTTTTCCAAAGTTAGAGTAGTGCCAACTTGCATAACTAGAACCATCAAAAACATCATCATACCACTCGTGCTTTTTGTTTGGTAGTCCATTTGCATCAAATACGTGTTTTTCGTGGCTCTCTACGAGTCTTTTGCATCTAGGGTGGATAAAGTATCGCCTCGTCTTATCTGTAGAGCATATCATCGAGTTATGAGCGTTTACGCGGTCTATAATATTAGGGTTTTTTGATAGGTTCATTACGCTATAGCCGTAACTTCTTATTATCTGCACATCTGTGCGACCGCCTGCACTTGATTTATTAGCAGCTCCAGAGGCGTCTGTATGGAATATTTTTCTGTATTTTGGGTATCTGTTTTCTATCGCTTCCATTAAGTCGTCTGTATTAAACGAGCCGAAAAATTCATCAACTGCGTGTAATTCGTGTCCTCTTTTAACGTGTACGATTGCAGGCATTTTATTAACGTTGAAGTCGATACCAATTATAAGCGTGTCAAACTCTTGTATCTCTTCATAGCTTCGATTTAGTTCACGGTCGAAGTTTGGCACTACTAAGCCATCAAACGACTCAAAACTAGCTAAATACTCCTGTCTAAACGTGCGTTCATCTAAATCGTGCATAGCACTTTGTATTTCGCTCTCAGGAACATATCCACCATCTATAGTAGTGAACTGCCACGACTGCCAGTCATTTAGTGTCTTAGCATTGTTATATAAATCATAAAAATAGTTTCTACCCATCGGTGAGCTAATAAACAACGCCCACCCTTGTCTATCAGATAAAGCAGGTCTTAAAACTTGTTGCCATACATTCTCAGGCTCTCGCATAGTTGCAAACTCATCTAATACAACACCACTAAGAGAGACACCACGCATCGTATCAGGGCGGTCTGCACCTTTTAGTAATATCCTGCTCCCATTAATAAGCTCAACTTCCAAGCGTGACTCGTTGATTTTTTTAGCTAGATTTTTTCTTACTTTGTCTTTTAGTATTTCCCATAAAATCTGTCTAGCCTGTGCGAATGTAGGAGCAACAAAGAAGTATATCCCTTGTTCTGTAAAAGCTTTTGTGAGAATTATATAAGTAGCTAAGTATGACTTGCCAAAACGGCGTCCACATCCTGCTACTTTGAAGCGTGAAGAGTCTTTGAATATCTCTCTTTGTTTTTCTTTTAGTAGTTTGTTTGAGTTAAACTTAACAACTGTTTTACTCAATTTCTACTTCTATGACATTATTATTCTGTATAGCAACATCAGGCTTAGTCTCGATAACACCAAGCGACTTACCAACATTAGTAAGTGTTTTACTAGCAAGTTCCAAGTCCTGCATATTAAGCTCACGAGGCTCTAAATTTTGCACCCCGTTACCTGCATTTAATTTCTCATAAGTGACATTATCTTCTAGCAGTTTTGAAGTGCGTTGTGCTGCTTTTTCTAATGCTCCAAATACTAGATTTTTTCGTCTAATAACCTCGTCCGAAACATCGTCTAGAGTGTTGATTTTTTGTTGATTAAAAGTTGATTTTTTTACCGCTAAAATTGTCTTAGCTTCGATGTAGTCGAGGTTTTCAACACTTGACCACTGTTGAATTTTTGCCTTTTTTGATATAGTAGATTTGTCTATACCTGTCTTCTCACTTATCTGTGCCAAAGAGTACTGATTTGTCTCGTAAAGCGTTCTTGCTTTTTCCCAAAGTTCTTTACTAATTGCCATGCTTTAAAACAGCCTCCCCTTCTTTAAACTTTTTTGGTATTGCAACTCTCTCCTAATCGCACTCTTCACAAACTTACCTCTCGATATATCATTTTTAATACAATAAACATTTAAACGATAAAACTCATCATCATATAAATACACTTGTATTCTAATACGTTCTTTTGGTTGATTTTTTTTAAAACTAAATGGGTAATGGTCTGCAAACCACTCTTTAAGCTCGGATAGCTTAAGGCTTGCTATGCCTCTTTTGCCGTGCATTGCTTAACCTTTTGCATCCACCCATTCCATAGCAGTTCAAACCGCTTCGGGTGTGTGCGTTTTAAGTAGTGTAGATTTTGTGGAGACATAGCCAAATACTTAGCTAGGCTTGTTATTGTTGGTTTCATGCTGATATTGTAGCATAAAAATAGAAAATATGTTTTACTAGAAGAGAGATTGTTGTGCTGGTGCTGCGAATAATCCTACTTCACAATTAAACTCTTTAGTGTGTTTTTCAATTCTTTTAGTTGCTAAATCAAAATAAGTCTTATCCATCTCGAAGCCTATATAGTTTCGTTTAGTGTTTATACACGCTATTGCTGTTGTTCCTGAGCCTATTGTCATATCTAAAATAATATCATTCTCATTACTAAATGTATTTATTAAATATTCAAACAATTCAACTGGCTTTTGAGTTGGATGTATTTTGTCAATTTGGACGGCATTTGATATTTTAATTATTGAAGTTGGATAGTATTCATCATTTATTTTTGAATTAAATTCTGCTTCTCCATAGCATCCATTATTTGTTTTTCCGCCACCTTTTTGTCTAAGTTTCCCTTTTCTCATAATAGGGTTGTAAGTGCCGTTTTTTTTATTAAACACACAAATATCCTCGTGTTGTCTAAGCGGTCTTTTATTTGCGTTTAAAAAATCAGTTGTTGAAACTTTATCCCATATCATTTTATATTTAAACCATTTATCATTACTCATTATTAATTTTGCAGTAAAAATTCCATCACTTGTTAAAATAATATTCGCATTATCCTTGCAAACTCTTTTTATTTGCCCCCAAAGAGGCTCAAAAGGAACAATAAAATCCCAATCATTAGCAGTTGTTTGATAAGGCAAATCGCACAAAATCATATCAACACTTTTATCTGGTATTCTTTGCATACCGATTAAACAATCCTCATTAAAAACCTTATTTATCATCTTTACTCTCCAACTCCTTAGCACGTAAAGCACTATCTATAATATCCTGCAAATCCTGCTCTTTGTTTTTATGCCCGCGGATCCCTGTGCAAAGTGCTTTTTTAATAAGATGCTGCAAGGCTGGGTTTTTA